TACCTGACTACCTGACTACCTGACTACCTGACTACCTGACTACCTGACTACCTGACTACCTGACTACCTGACTACCTGACTACCTGACTACCTGACTACCTGACTACCTGAACAGCAGTGCTGTGCCATCAATCCGAGGTGAGAGATGACACAGTTATCATTTATTAAAACCAGTCATGACACGCTGACTCCGGCCACGTCCGAAGTTAGGGATTTTCTGCACAACAAAGTTAAGATCGGCGCAGTGCTCACTGCCGATTTTAAGCGTGTCCGCAACCCCAGATTTCACCGTAAATATTTCTCCTTGCTCAACCTTGGCTTTGAGTATTGGACGCCTACCGGCGGCGCAATTTCCCCTGAAGAAAAGAGCCTCATTCGTGGCTACGTCCGTCACCTTGCCGAGTTCGCTGGGCATGGTGAAACGCTGAACAACTTGGCAAAAGGCTACCTGCGAAAAGTCGCTGCGCAGCGTGCGGATCGTGTGACGTTGCTAAAATCGTTCGATGCATTTCGCCGGTGGGCGACGATTGAGGCGGGATATTACACCGAACAGGTGATGCCTAATGGGGTGATCGTTAGAGAACCCACGTCGATATCGTTTGCCAGCATGGACGATACGGAGTTTGCCGAGCTGTACAAGCAGACGCTCAATGTATTGTGGCAATTCATCCTGAACAAAACGTTCACGTCGCCAGCTGCTGCCGAAAATGCTGCTTCGCAGTTGATGAGCTTCACAGGGTGAGCACCATGAAAAAAATACCAGATGAACGCATGTCACCTATTTACGGGTTTGAACGTCGGTATTCCATTACATCAACAGGATATGTGATTTCCAAAATGAAAGGGGGATTGCCGCTATCGCCCGGTATTAAACCGGGAGGATATTTGTTTGTGGGGCTACACCCAGGAAAAGGCGGCAAGGCGTCATATCGAATGGTGCATAGGTTGGTTGCTGAGGCGTTTATTCCCAATCCAGAGAATAAGCCTGAGGTTAATCACAAGGATGGTAACAAACTTAATAACTGCGTCTCGAATCTGGAGTGGGTAACGCGTAGTGAGAATGCACAACATGGGCATGACAATGGGTTAATGCCACAGGGTGAAAAACACCCATTTGCAAAATTAACCCCCGAGCAAGTGCTGGAGATTTTCCAATCAAAAGGCAGCTGTAGAGCGGTAGGTGCTATGTACGGCGTGAACGCACAAACAGTGAGCAATATCCGAAACCGTAAAACTTATAAAAAAGTACTCTGCGAGGTGCCAAATGAAAAAAAGTGAACGAGATCATTTGCAACTCGTTGCAGAGCTGGGTTGTGTGGTCTGCCGCAATCTTGGGTATGGCTCTTCACCGGCGGAGATTCATCATCTAAGGAAAGGCTGCGGTATCGGACAACGTGCGAGCAATAGTCGTGTTATTCCATTGTGCCCGCCACATCATCGAACAGGTGGCTATGGGGTAGCAATTCATGCAGGAAGAAAAATGTGGGAAGAGATTTACGGCACAGAAGAATCCCTATTGTTGCAAGTAAATTCTGAAATTAGTGAGGGCAAGATATGAGGCTCAAATACGCTCTGACGATTGCCGATCCAAAATCAGCCCAGATTGTTGCATATCAGGCACGATCAACGGGCACCAGCCATCTGACAAAAGTCGATGTGATGACAGCGCTGGGGATGACTCAGGCACGCCACCGGGGAGGGCTTTGCCTGCTCTATGCGAAATACACGAAAGATGCAGACGCAGGCAGAACAGCGCTGCGTGAGCTGACGAAATACGCACAAACTCAGGCTCGAAAGTATGTGGGAAAAATTCCCGGCAGGCGCGGCGCAGTCGCTGTAAGAACATTGGCTATGCTGGTGTTGGAGGAGTATTGCCGTACTGCTGACACGCCAGGCGCTAAGTGCCGGTGTGGTGGAAGCGGTGAAGTGTGTGATCGAAAAGCGACTGAGCGCAGCGGGAAATTGGTGATCGTCGAGTGCAAGAAATGCCATGGGACTGGGTTGAAGCCTATCACGCAAACACGGGCACACCACGCCATTTTGGCGCTTGTGCCTGGCGTATCCAGGGCAACGTGGTATCGGGTAGACGGTTATAACTACATTGCGAATGTCGGCACGAAACGTGGGCTGACGCCACGCGAGTTTGGCGGCCTGTTGGATGCTCTGGGTAAAACGTGCAAACGTTTTTACGACAACGGTGTATTGGGCACAGGTTCATACACCGACAGGGATGATGGGTTAGAAAAGGTGGCCCGGTTCGGCTTCATTATCCGTTCAAAGCCTGAGGACGTTTTAAAACTCACCTCAGCGCAGCGCAAAAAGCGTGTTTACCCACCAGCCGATATTCTGGTGATCTTGTCCCGCGCCGGCCATGTCGCCGAAATCAACATTACCGTGGAGTAATTTTTTATGACGATGCACAGATATGGTGCGGATGGCGCCAATTTGACAGTTTTCGGTATCCCGTTGGATGAGTTTGGCGACACAGATCCTCCGATCACGATTGAAGACCTGGAGCCGCGTGCCGCGCTGAAACGCGGTATCGGTGGCACATCCGTTCGACTCGACAACAAAACGCGCGCCAAGCGCCTTACAGTCAATCTGTTGCCGGGATCGGTACAGGTGCGCCAGCTGCTCGCTGCCGAAAAGTCCGGCATTGATGCGACGTTCACATTTTCCCAGAGCGGGACGGATGAATATTGGGCTGGCTTTGACGGCGTAATGGTGAACCGCGGCCCTGCTACCAGAGCGGGTAAAAGCAGCGTGTCCGATGAGCAGTTTGTCTTTGAATTTGCCGATAGTGAGGAAACCTGATGGGGCGCAATATTTCAGTAGAAATTAACGATGTAATTTACAGCGGTGCCACCGCACCGGCGAAAGATCAGGTTGAGATGTTGCAGATTGCTTCGCGATGCGGCCTGCTACCGGCGATTTCAGACACCATGACATATATGGGGCTTGTCGCTAGCCTGGCTTCAGTGGACACCGTAAACCTTAATCGCTTAAAGGTACTTTGTCTGACAAACGGTAAGATAATTCGCCAAATTGATGACGTACCTGTAGCAGAAAACCTGTTTCAGGATGAAGCACATAACTTTTTGGTCTTAATTGGTAAGGTGTTGAAGGAAAATATCGGCCCTTTCTGGCAACTCAGCAGCGGCGAAGAGGCGCCAGTCAGCGACAGAAACGCAGCGACGGAAACTCAAGAGTAAATTGGTTTCTGTGGCGTCCGTGTGCCGGTGTCGGGCAGTTATGCCCGACACTGGCAAAGTGGTCTGATATGATCGATGGAACTTATGATCTCGATGATGTTCAAGCCATGCATGATGTACTGGACGAAGTTCTTGATGCTGCTGAAAAGGCTAGGACGAATAAATAACGGCATGTTGAGTAAAGATGACGTAGAACAAAAGTAGTGGTAGGATTTCCACTCAATTAATAAGGAGGTTAAATATGCATAAGGCATTTGCATTAATTGCATCTTTGATAATTTCAGTATCTGCACATGCATCCGATGGAGTATCTGATTCAATTGTCAAAAAAGAGACAAGAGAAGCCTATTCGAGGTGCAAGCTTGTTTCAGAAGAACTAAAGCAGCAATGGTTGTATTACGATGACTTCAAAATAAATCAAATAGCTTTTTCTTCCGGCGGAGGTTGGGGGCCGGGTGGTGTTGATATTAACCACTATGATTGTACTATTTCCGCAGTGTCTTCAGGTGGTGATGTGAAAAAGGTCAGGGTTAATATTACTCAGCGCTCAGATTCAAATAGATTTCAGTGGATGATTAGGCATGATTATCCTATTGATGATTGCACCGAACTGTACATCGGTAACTGTCCAAGGTTTAAAAATAAATAATCACCTTGCGTATTTTAACCGTCATTAAGGCGGTTTTTTTACGCTCAAAATTTGAGGTTTAAAATGGCAGAGACAATTGATTCCCTGTTAGTCTCTCTAGGCCTTGAAACTGACGCAAAGAGCTTTCAAAAGGCCAATGATGCAATAAAAGGAGTAAAAGATGGCGTTCTTCAACTGGCCACTGCTGCTGGTGTTGGGTTTGGTTTAAAGGCATTAACCTCTGATCTTGCTAAATCAACGGTAGAGATGAGTCGTTTAAGCAAGATTACAGATTTTACAACTAAGCAAATCGGCGGGTTGCGTTTTGCTATGTTAGCATTAAGGCAAGATCCTAATGCAGCAAATGGAATTGTTCAAAAAATCCCAGACCTGCAACAAAGAGCAAAATTAGGAGAATTAGGTACTAAAGCTTACTGGAATGGATTATTTAACCCTACTGAGTTCAGTGAAAAATCCGGGATGGATGCACTCAAATACCTTGTAAGCGCATATGGCAAGATGAACAACGATCAGCGTCGGACGTTACGCAGTGGCATTGGAGCTGGCGATAATGATCCTCTTACAAGGCTTATGGAGCTTGGATCAAAGGGATTTGATAATATTCTTAAGGATTTTGAGCAGGTTTATAAACCACTTGATCCAAATTTAATTGAGTCTTCAATTAAATTTAATAAGGAAATGGCTAAGCTATCGACAAATTTCGATAATTTGGCGCAGTCGTTAGGGGGAAAATTGCTTCCTGTGGTGAATGGGGTGTTGGAGAGTATTAGTAAGTTTATCCAAGAAAATCCTGGAGTCTCTGAAGCCCTTTTAACTGCTGCTGGGCTGGGTGGGACAGCAGCCACTCTGAAATTCGCTGGTCGATTTGTTCCTGGAGGGGCTCCAGCGGCAAACGGTGGCTCTTTGATATCGAAACTGCTGACAAACCCTTGGACGGTAGGGGTTACATCTGCTTTCACCCCAGGGAATGCTTTTGTGAGTGCAGAGGAAGCAAAGGCAATGAGTAATCCAGATCGCCTCATGCGTGATAATTGGGCTAAAAACAATCCAGGAATACCGTATCAAAATGATCTGTCGGCTCAAGCTGTTCTGGAAAAAAACATGCAGAATGGTACGACGGCTACTGAGAATGAGTTATTTTCACGTCTGGAGCGAGAAAG